AATCTGATTGGAGAGAATATTATGGTTCGTCCAATGAAGTACGCAAGCTTGTGGAAGAATTTGGATCTGACCGATTTACCAGAGAAATATTAAAACTCTGTAAGACAAAAGGTGAAATGTCTTATTATGAAGCAAAGCTTCAATTCGATAATAATGTGTTATTTAGAGATGACTACTACAACAATTTTATAGGTTGTAGAATCCATGCAAAACATTTAACAAGTTAACAACAAACTTGTGTACAATCCCGTTTATTTATGGTATAATTATACTATAATTTAAGGAGGAATGTATGTCCAAGCAATCTAATGTTCTAAGTTTTCAAAAAGCAGTCAAGCAAAAATTTAACAATGAAAAAGAAGTTATTTTCACACTAGATGATGAAAGCGATGAATCAACAGAATTTGTTTTTGAAATGGAGGTTGATAATGACAACGAAGACTTATAATGAAGTTGATCTTTTAAAAAAACAAATAGCAGAAGAAGTTAAAGAAAAATATTCTTTATATAAAAGAATTAAAGAGTTGACTGAAGAACTTGAAGAAGCTAAGAATAAAAATATATTTAATTGGAAAGATAGTTAATATGTTAATCACTTTTTTTAAAATAAGTGCATTTTTTCCTTTACAAAGGCAAAAAAATAGTGTATAATATTATTATAAAATTAAAAAGGGAGTTTAATAATGACATAGCGAAAGTAACCGACAAGGCGTACCGATGGAGAAGTTGCATTAGGCAGAAGCAGAAGGGCGTCGGGGTTTACAGGTGTGGCACTACCCAGGGAACCAGAGTCGGAGTATAAAACGTTCCCCTTATCTTCCGCGGAGGGGTATACCTATGGAAGATAAGGATGTGTTAGAGAGCCCCTCCAACGAATTTTAACTAATTGGAAAGAGAGCAAATGCCGAGTCCATCAGAGATACAATCAATGCTTCCACTATTTTTTCAACTCCTCTTCTTCGCAGTAGCTGGAGCATTGATTGTAGGCGTATTCTTTTCTATAGTTGGCTGGTTCTTTCGTAACGCAATACTTATTATGATTATTGTAGCATTGATATTTGCAGTCAACTATGGCTATATTGATTTAACTAAATTATTTGGAGCAGTACAAAATGACAATGCATCTATTACCAGCTTACTACAATAATAATAGTACAAAAAAGAAAAAGCCTTTTCGTAAACCAGGTTGGGTTAAAGCTCAAGCAGAACATGATAAATGGTTATTGGATCGCGGTGTACATCCTAGTCAACTTAAAAATAAATCTAAAAATTCAGGAATCAAAGCTCCTAATTATAAAGAGCTTTCACGGTCTCTACCAACAAGTAATAAAGTAGGTAAAATTGTTGGTAAGTCTAAATCTAATGCATACACTGGCACATTCATTACTGGTATTGCCACTATGCATAAATCAAACATGGTACCAGTAAACAAGAATGCTGATGCAAAAGAATATTCAACTATGAGACGAAATTAAATGAAAAAAAGTGAAATTAACTGTGTACATTTACTAAAAAATGACTTATAATAGTATTATAAAATTAAAAAGGGAGTTTATATTATGGCTAATTTCGATACAATTATTAAACAAATAGAGTCATTAAATCATGGTCAAAAGCTTTTATTTGCTGAAAGACTAGTTAGTAAAAATGAAACACTAGCTTCTACTTTATCTAATTACATTGACGTCACAATGATGGATAAAGCTTTTCTAGAAAATGAAAAGAAAGTTCAAAAGGCTATAGCATAATGAAAAATCCTATAGCTAAATATTTAATGTGTGCATACGCTTATTATCAACTCGATAAGAATTTAATAACTGATACTGAATTTGATCAATTAGCAAAAGATATTCTTGCAAACTATGATAACATTGAGCATATGCATAAGCATTTAGTTACTAAAAAAGATTTAGACGCTGGCACATATCTTGGTGAATATCCAAATATTGTTATCGGCGCAACATTAGATTATATCAAAACTAATAACATATAAATGGGAGTTTAATATGGGATTGACAGCACTTAAAGGTAAAAAATTAAAAAAGAAAACAGTAAGATCTAGATCTAGAACCGGACTTGCTGGTGTTCCAATCGAAAAAGGTTTTAACGCAGTAAAAGATTATTTTCATCTTGAAGTTGATAGAAAAGATTGTGTAAGTCAAGTCAAAACTTGGGTTAAGAAAAACTTTCCTGATGCATCTAAGTATATTTTAGCAAATCCGGAATATAAATTTACAATGACACACCATGCGGCTACAGCTTTTTGGTACAATAATGATTTACATAAGAATAATGATTCAAATAAAGCTGCTGATTTCTTAAATCACTTATTTGATAAGATGATACCTTTAATTGAAGAAGGTAAAGTTTTATACGAAGAAAAAAGAATGTCTAATAAAGATGAAAATAACGTTATTACTTTATCGATACAAGAAAAATTAACACGTAAGATTAACAATACAATAGTACAAGAGTTACTTGAACTAGAAGACAAGTGGATCGAAGGTGAAGATGCCACGCTTAACATATACGATAGATTCAAGTACCACGGCTTAACAAACACTGCCATAAGTCATGTTAAGCCAATGATTGAGGGCTGGCTTCTTGATTATGAAGACGCATATCATAAGAGATGCGACCAAGCTGTCGAAGGTTACTCCCACCTTAAACGGTCAGTCCTCAATCAAAGAATTAAAATATGTCAAACAATGCTTGAAGATCTTGAAAGAATAAGATCAGCAACTAAAGCTTCTCGTACAATTAAAATTAAGAAACCGAAAGCTGCAGATAAACAAGTTGCTAAAGTTCAATATAAGAAAGAAGATAATGACTTTAAAATCGTATCTATTCATCCTATTCAAGTTATTGGCAAAAATAGACTGTATACGTTTAACTGTAAATACAAAGTCATTACAGAATATCTTACAGATAGTCCAATTGGATTTATTATATCTGGTTCAACTATTAAGAACTTTAACAAAGAAACAAGTAGATCTACAACATTACGTAAGCCACTTGATTTCTTACCAACGTTCTTAACAAAAACTCCAAAACAAATCGATCAATTTTGGAAAGCAAATATTACAACTAAAACATTCGTACCAAACGGACGAATTAACAAAGATACAATATTATTAAGGATTTTAGACAAATGAAAATAGAAGAACAATTTTTAACAAAGTCTAAATTTACGAAGCTTATCGAAAATACCGTAGCAGATCTCAAGATTCCATATATGGATGCAGTACTGAAGGTTTGTGAAACTAATGATATAGAAGTCGAAGACATTAAAAAATTTATATCACCAGTTATAAAAGATAAGCTTGAAGCCGAAGCGATGGAACTCAATTTCTTACCAAAGAAAAATGCTATTGATTCATCGTTTTTTAACTAGTATATATAGTATTATACTTCAGTCAATATTTCAGTAATAAGGAGACAATACAATGTCATTTGAAACACTTAAACGCAATCGCGGTTCTAATATCAACAAAATCATCAAAGCAGCAGAAGCTACTAATAGTGGTGAAACTAAATCATATGTTGATGATAGAATATGGAAACCAACTGTTGATAAAGCAGGTAATGGTTATGCTGTTATCAGATTCCTTCCTGGTACAGAAGAAAATCTTCCATTCGTAAGATATTGGGATCACGGTTTTAAAGGCCCTACCGGTCAATGGTATATTGAAAACTCATTGACTTCAATTGGTCAACCAGATCCAGTTGGTGAACTTAACTCTAGACTTTGGAATTCAGGTATTGAGTCTGATAAAGATAGAGCAAGAACTCAAAAGAGAAGATTACATTATGTAACTAATATCTATGTAGTTAGTGATCCATCTGCACCTCAAAATGAAGGTAAGGTATTCTTATATAAATTTGGTAAGAAAATCTTTGATAAGATTTATGATCTTATGAATCCAGCATTTGCCGATGAAACACCAATAGATCCATTTGACTTTTGGGAAGGTGCTGATTTTAAACTTAAGATCAGAAATGTTGAAGGTTATAGAAACTATGATAAATCAGAATTCTCTTCTGCAGCTCCGTTATTAAATGCTGATGAAGCTCAGTTAGAAGAAGTTTATAGTAAGTTGCATGATTTATCAGAATTTACTAATCCTAAAAACTACAAATCATATGATGAGCTTAAAGCGAAACTTATGAGAGTGTTAGGTGAACAAGCTACTGCTGGTGCCTATACAGTGAAAGAAGAAATTAAGTTAAATAATCCTGAACCGGCTGTTGAGCCAGTCACTGCAGAAGAAATGAGTAGTGAAGATGAGGATACTTTATCTTATTTCTCTAAACTCGCAAAGCAAGATTAAGTAATAAAAATATTTGATTACAGGTCATTACTAAACTAATGACCTGTAACTATATCCAAATTGATCTTGTAAATCTATAACACCGTATGGATTAGTTACTGATGTATTCGAAACATTTGTATTAGTATTAGAGGTGGTATTATCAGAATTAACTTTGTTTCCAGTAGAAACATTAGTAATGCCCGCGTTGCCAATTCCGGCCATATTGTACATATTGTTTTTTAATCTTTGATTGTAATCATTCTTTGCAAAATTAAGATCTGGATTCTGTATACCAATTGTAGAACTAATATCTTCAAATGTGCCTGTGTCACCGCCTCCACCTTGAGCTTTTTTTCTAACTCTATTAAGTGATGTTAGTAAGTTTTTTTGACTTTCATTCATTTGAGGATTTCCACCCATAAAAAAGTCTGCTAGCATTTCACCAGCAATATTTGGAGCTAATGCGCCTAATACACTCAATACACCACCACCTATAACTGCACCTTTAGGACCAAATGCCAGTCCTCCTAATGCAACGCCTAATCCACCAAGAGCTAGTGAGTTTAGTTCTGTTCCTAATATAGCTCCTAATTTTTCTTTCTTTTCTTTTTCAGATGCACCTGAAGCTAAAACATCTTGAACTTCAGACATTGCAAACACACCACTTAACGCTGCAAGTGGACCAAATCCTTTTAAAAATTTAAGTATTCCTGATTTACCAAATATACGAGGGTATTTTTCTCTTATTTTCTTTTGTGCTTCTTTGAAACCTTTATCTTTTTCTGATATTACAGTATCTTTGCCATCAACACCTACAAGACGACCAGTTTGTTTGTTAACAGTTCCAGGTCTATTTGTTTTATATTGTTGTGTTCGGGCTCGAGAATCATTATCTGTTGGAGTTCCTCTATTTGCTAAACCTTTTATTGCTTTAAATCCCAAATATCCTCCAGTTGCAATTCCAGCAGCACCAGCAAAATCATCAACTCCTAAGTTTCCATCACCGTCAAACATTTTATCTACAGCAAACGTTCCAGCAGCTAACGCAGCTAAAGTAGCCACTAATTTCTTTTTACTAAAAGCAAATTTAGCCAAAAATTTTAAAGCTCTCATAAACTTTCCAGGCATTAGCAAGAACGCAACTGATCCTAGTAAGCCTACAGCAGAACCCCAATTCTTTTTAAACTCTTCACTATCAAAGCCTGATTCTGTAAATCCTTTTATTGCTGTTAATCCTTTTGTTACACTGCCTCCAATAAATTTTACTATGTTATCAAAGCTTGGTAAAAATCCTAAGACAGGCTCAAGATTTTCTGCAAACTTATCCCATTTTTCTTTAGCGTTAACACCAATGTCTTTTAATAGCTTTTTATTTTCATCAGTTGCAAGAAGACCAAGAGCAGTAAATATAGGAATAAATCTTCTACCTAAAAGCATACCTAATCCAGCACCTGTTATACCACGAGAAACTGTATCTTTAAAATCTTTTGGAAAGTCGTCGCCTAATATAGCATCAGCAATTTCATCAGCAAAGCCAATGAGACCTAGTGCAGGCAATCTTCTTAAAAGAGCTTTACCTACATTTGCACCTAATCCTAATAATCCGCCAGCACCAAGTAATCCAGCTGGAGAAAGTTTATCAAGAAAACTTCCACCAGTTTTGCTCTTCGAAGACGATGAAGAAGAACTTTGAGAAAGCATTTTAGTTCGAGCAGCTTTAGCTTCTCTTTCTGCTTCAAGTTCATCTCTTTTTTTCTCTTCGAGATATTTAACAAAGGCCGATATTCCTTTACTTGTCTTTTCAGTATTCTGAGAGACTTCTAAAAGGGTGTCATTTACTGCTGCTAGTGTTGCCATTTATCTTACCTGCTGTTCGTTTTTAGCTTTTTCTTCTATAAACTCATTTAGTAATATTAAATAAACCTCTCTCTCCCACGGTAACATTTGTTCTAACTCTGTTAAAGAATAATTAAAATGTTGCATCATCAAAAAATTAGTCTTGAAATAATTCTCCAAGGTTTCATGAGAGAGGTTAATTAAAAAAAATCATTAAGCCCACTTAATTCTAAAACATTTTTATGCTTACATTTTTTACACTCATATTCTTCGCTGTGTGTTAATGCCGGCATTTTTTCTACGAATCCAGTAATTTTTTCTAATTGCTGATTTGTTAATGAATTCATAAACCTTTCTATTTCTTCTTTTGGTTCGTCTTTAACTATAATATTTTCGTCTTCTGTTCTAACGCTATGTAAACACGAAACAATTGATTCAAATAACACTTCAGTAACTGGACGTTCCATATTATCTAAAGTTTTGTTCTTAAGAATATCCAAATAAGTTGGATATTTTAATTCAACCATAATCTCTTCAGTTATTGGAATAAGTCTTTCTTTTTCCCAATTTTCACTTGTTTCAATAGTAACATCCTGTAGATTTAATTTTACTTCATTTTCTTCGTTACATTCTTTACAAGCATGAAGAACTTGAGTAGTTTCTCCTACAGATTTAGATCTTACTTGTGTAAACATATAGTCAACATCAAATGTAGCAAGAGAATTTACGTTTATATCTTGAACACATGATTCTAAGCAATTTAACATTGCAGTAAGAATCTGTTTAGGATCTTTTGATTCAAATGCTACGAGAAGCACTTTTTGTTCTTTTACTAAAAAAGGTCTAAACTTAACGACCTGTTTAGTTGATGGCACAGTCATTTCATATTTTGGCACATCATTTTTAAGTTGTGGTAAACCCATTCATATCACTCCTATAATATATCAATTCCACCAAGAGGTGTATCAATATCCATGTTAATAAAACCTTGTGTATTACTTGATCTTCTCCAGTTTGTGTAAGCAAAACTTACAGATAACTGAACAAGCCCGTCAAGCTCATTGTTTAATTCAATCGCACTAGTCGATACAGGAAAGGCCTCTAATAAATCTACTGAGTATACAGTTCCGCCACCAAGTCCTGCATTAAATCTTATTGGACCAACCTGCTTACTGACACCAGCTAGAGGCTGTCTTAATTGATGTATTGTTATTGTTCTAGCATACTGGCTTTTATAATTACTAGTAAATGCATTTCCTCCTGCTTCTGGTATTGCAGTATTTTTCCAAGCGTCAAAATATTCTTTAACACCATAATCATTCATTAAATAGAAAGTCATTGAGATATCATCAACAGCATATCCATAAGCAACTTTCTGAAATTCCATACCAATTCTTCGATCATTAGTCAATGTTTGTTTAGCAGGAAGTGTTGTATTTGAGCATAATATATTTAATTCTCTACCAGAAGCCCCGCCACCTCCACCAGTTAATAATCCTATTATTCCTTGAAGTAATCCTCCACCGCCGCCAAAGGTTGTTGGAAATGTAACTAAAAATCTATTGCTTCTTGCAAAACCAAGTTTTGTATTAGCTAGTGCTTTTAAATCGTCAATTGAATTAGCCATTTGCTATCTTTCTTGAATCTGAATATACTCTTCCAGCAGAAGCTTTCTTCCAACTTGCAGTTGGTAAAAATGTAGCAATCTCCCACTCTGGCGCCGGCACTTGTGCAAATCGTGATTTAACGTGATCTAAAAGATAATGTTTAAAGCAAGGTTGAAAATATTTAAATCTTGCAGCGCCTTTAAGTAATCTATATGTTAATGTAAATCGAGTTGATTCGTCGTATTTTTTATTATTAACAACATCTAATAAACTATCTAAAAACTTTGCTCTTAAAACTGGAGGAATATAATGTAGGTTTAACCCTTTAAATCCACCATCAGCTTTTTCAACTGGTATTACTAATGGAAATGTGTCGTAATATGGAAGTTTATCTTTAAGTTTTGGATCATAGAAAAACATCATCATACTACCAAGTAAAGGGCTGCTTACTTTATTAATTTCATCTTCTCTCATTAATGCTTCGCGATTTACTCGAGTAAGTCTTTGTACTCGACGACGAAACCAATCTCGAGATTCTTGTGTACGAGGTGTAATGCCTTTTCTAAAAGCTTCAAGTTCTAGTTTTTGAAATAAGTTACTCATAAGTCTATTTATATCGTTTTCTACGCTTTTTTCGATATGTAGGTAGCGGTTTATATGCTTTAAGTTTTCCAGGAACTGGTTTTGTTAGTAGCTTCATTTCTTGTAAAGTTTTTTCTGTCCATACTTGAAATTCCCATTTTCTATCTTTTGCATATTCATTTGCCGCTTCCCATTTATTCATATTTTTAACATATGTGAGACCTTCAGTAATATATCGTTTAGTTCTTTTTGGTCCTATTGGCGGAACAGTTTCTTTTTCAGGTTTTATTTCTACTAGTAAAGTTTTGTCTTCAAATATTATTTTAAGATCAACATAATATTTATGATATTTTTTATCAACATCATAATAATAAGGAATAACTACTTCTTCTGAACTCCAGCCTTTAACCTTTGGGTTTTTATCACACCATGCAAAAACTGCCTTCTCCCACAAAGACCTATATACTACAGAAGAAGAATCTCCTTTGTATTTCTCTTTATCTTTGACTTGATATCTACCTGAATAAACCATGTGTAACTGTTATAAATATAAAAATAAGATTCTAATATTATCTATAAGGATTAAACATGGCAATACTCAGCGGTAAATCTGGTCCTCTAGGAGAGAAAATAAAAAATCCATTAGATCCTGCATATAGTGATTTTTCTAATGGTGGAAGTACTAAAGTTAATAGCACAAAATTTGATTTGGGACTTGAAGCAGATGTCATTGCACAAACTTTTATACAAAATAAATTAGATTTTATGTCATCAGGCGGAGGGAGCAAACTTGAATATCCTTTAGATGTAAGTGGCAATCCAGCATATGCAGCAACGGTAAAATTTCAAATCATGGAATATGCTATGCCAAATGAAGGTGAATCACAAAAGAATCACTCTCAAACGCCAGTAGATAATATTGTATCTCAAGAAACTGAAAAACCTAAAACAGAACAACAAGTTGGCATAGATGGACAAGCAGATGCTGCAAAAGCAGCTGCTAGATTTTCTGCTTCAGCATATCAAAACAATGCAGATGCAGCTAATGTAAGAGATCCAGGATTTCAGTTTTTTGATGATGTAGCTAGTAAAAAATCTTTTGTAAAAACAAAAAGTGAAGATGATGCTGATACAAAAAACGTATTAGCTGGATCTGCTTCTAAATTTAAGATAGGCTTTCAGAGGAAGATGGGTTCTCCTAGCATTGTAATGTACTTTCCAACTAGTCAAACATTTTATGATAACATTGCATATGGAAGTGCTGATTTGCAAGTTGCTGGTGCATCTATTGAAGGGGCAGCACAAGCTGGCAGCGATCAAATTATGAATCAAGTAAGGGGCGTTTTAGGAAAGGCCGCCAAAGATACTTTAAATGTATTATCAGATATTTCTGGTGCTATTTCTGGTGCTGCAAAATCTGAGGCTGGTAGATTAGCAGCATCAAAAACTTTAGGGAGAGCTCCTTTTGGAATAGGAACAGCAGCTACTCTATTAAATAGAATGGTCATTAATCCTAATGTTCGAACATTATTTAATGGTGTTAATGTAAGAGAATTTGCTTTTCAATTTAAATTCATATCAACTTCTCCGCAAGAAGGCGAAATAATACAAAAGATAATAAAGACTTTCAGAAAAGAAGCTTATCCAGAAGCCTTTAATATGAAAATAGGTGGTGCTCAAAACGTTGCTCTAGGATATAATTTTCCTAATGCTTTTCAAATAACTTTTAATTTTAAAGGTGCTCAAAATTTAAATATACCTAAAATTTTACCTTGTTATTTAAGATCAGTTTCTCATACAATAAATCCTACAGGTGGTGGATTTAGAAATGATGGAAAGCCAAATGAAATCGATTTAACTCTAACATTCTCTGAATTTAGAGCTTTAACTTCTCAAGATATAGAAAAGGGATATTAATGTTATTTTTCAACGATTTTGCTAAAGTTCAATATAAATTTGGAAATGAAATTGATCCTGTAATTTTTCAAGACATATCAATATATTCTGATGTTGCAGATCAAGTCAAAGATTCTATTTCTTTTCTTAATGTTCATACAATACAAGAAGGGTTTAGACCGGATCAAGTATCAATACAATTATACGGAACTTCATTATATTACTGGACATTTTTTCTCTTAAATGATAATTTAAGACAACAAGGTTGGCCATTAACGAAATATGAGCTTTCAGAATATATTAAGAAAGCTTTTCCAAATACAACCCTGACAGTAAGAGATGAAGATCTTCCAACTAAATTTAAAGTTGGTCAAACTGTTACGGGTGGTACCTCTGGCGCTTCAGGTAAAATAATAAGAAGAAATTTACAACTAGGACAAATTGTAATTGAAGGTGATTTAGGTTTTACAGAAAGCGGAGAACTTCTTACATCAATAAATTCTTCTGATGTAAGTGAAACAATGTCTTCGGTATCAAGTTCAAAAGAATATTTGTCTGCTGCATATTATATTGATGGAACATCAGCATTAGTTGATATAGATCCAGCAACTGGACCTGGTGCTTTGATTACAGAAAAAACACATGAAGACGTTTATTTTGCAACAAATGAAAGTTTAAGACAAATTAAAGTTATTAAACCTAGTCAAATTACAAATATAGTTACTAGTTTTAAAAAATCTATAAGAGGCTAGTATGTCGCGCTCTTTGCCAAATATTTCTAAAACGGTTGATACCTCTACTGATTATATTTTGTTGTCAGCTCTTATATCTTCTGATCGTACAGAATATTCTACAGAAATATCTGCTGTAGTATCAGAATTTGTTATTCATGAACATATTGAAAAACCATATTTGACTATGACTCTTTCATTTTTAGATCAATTAAACATAGTTCAAACAATTGATTTTCAAGGTGGAGAAAAGTTAACTATTAGACTTCAACAAACGGAAGAGATTGATAGAGGAACTGAAATACAAAAAGAATTTGTAGTTGATAAAGTAGCATCAGTCGTTAAAGTAGATGAAAGATCAGAAATGGTAGTTCTTCATTGCACAGAATACCATATGTTTGAATCGATTGTTCAAAATGTTAATAAGTGTTATAATGGTCCTCCATCACAAATCATCAAAAACATAGTTACAAACTATACGAATAAAAAAATAGTGATAGATGGAATCGATTCTGTAAATGATATGAAAGTCATTATTCCTAATTTGAATCCAATAGAAGCAGCTATGTGGTTAAAAGAAAGAACTACGACCGGGCTTGGACTTCCATTCTTTTTATTTTCGCCTTTAGGCGTGAATAATCTAGTGTTAAGAAGTTTAGAAGAAATGTTAAAACAAACAGTAGAAAATATTACTACGCCTTACATCTATGCTTCTAGTCTTGCAAACTCTGAAGGCATATCTAAATATTATGCTATAGAAGATTATAGATATGAATCTTCAGATAACTTAACTAAATTAATTCAAAATGGTTTAGTTAATAGTACATATTCTTTTTATGATATTCATAGAGGAATACCTGAAACATTAAATTTTAAAGCTGAAAGCATGTTTGATGCTTTAACAAGTTTAAATTTACTTGGAGGAGAAAATAAAAGATATAACTATGCATCAGATTATAAAGTGAGAGACAAAAAAATATCAAGTTATTCTTCGCATGACATTACAAAGATAACATCTACTGGTGCATATCGAGGAAGAGAAAATGCAGAATTTAGAAGTTATGGAGATGAAACTTTAGGCGGTGATCATAATAAATTAATTACTAGTAAAGCCATCAAAGGTTTTATGTCAAAAACACCTTTAATGATAACTGTAAAAGGCAGAGAATTTATTACTGGAAATAATAATTATACATTAGGAAAAGCTATAAGAATTATATTTTTAGATACAGATCCTACTGCAGATAAAACTGCAGGAAGAAAAGATTTAAAAAAATCTGGTGATTATATAATAGTAGGTGCAAGACATTCATTTGACGGTGATTCAGTAAAAACAGAATTGTTATGTGGAAAGATAGCGTCTCTAGGTGAGGAGATACAAGTTTAATGTTTAATAATTTTTATGGAGATAACATTAGATGGTTTATAGGATTAGTAGTTGACACTAATGATCCTCTTAAACTTGACAGAGTAAAAGTAAGAGTTTATGGAATACACACTTCTGATACTGGTGCTATTTCTAATGATGATTTACCATGGGCAAGTGTTTGCATACCAGTAACAGAAGGCGGTAGCTCAGGCATAGGTGCTAACTCTCAAATTAAACCGAGAGCTCAAGTTTTTGGTTTATTCTTAGATGGAAAAGATTCGCAACTTCCAATGATTTTAGGTTCTATACCTAAAATTGAACAAATAAGAAGTGATTTAAATGCTACAGTTGAAACTTATAATAATGATCCTGGTGGACAATCTGGAGATAATCAAGATAAAGCACCGCCTTATGATGAATCTTTAAAAATAGGTGTAGATGGTAGACCTGGCGGCGATCTTCCTGGTGCTAATAATAACGAAAAAGCTATAAACTTTTTTCTATCAGTTGAAGGTGGTAGTTTTACTATAGAACAAGCTTGTGGAATTTTAGGCAACTTATTAAAAGAATCAAATAATAGAGGAGTTATTGATCCTGCGGCTATTAACAGGACTGAAGGATCTCAAGGAATAGCACAATGGAATCCTGCAAAAGCAGCAGGAGAAAGATTACAAGGTTTACAAAAATGGGCTGGTAGTCAAGGATTGAACTGGAGATTATTATATCCTCAACTTAAATATATAGTTTATGAACTTCAAAAATATTCGTACCTAGGACTAAGCGCTCTTAGAAAAGCAAAAACAGTAAGAGAAGCATCAATAGCTTTTGAAGAAAGATTTGAAAGACCTGCAAAAGGAACAACATTAGACAGAATTAGTTTTGCAACTGAAATGTATTCTAAATACGGACCAGGTGCAGCAGTTGTTTTACCAACTCAAAGACCGTCATAAAGGTTAAAATAAATGGCAGAAGATTTTATTAAAATACAAATTGGTGAATCACCGAGCCCAAAAAACAACTTTAGTACGTTTACCGGAAGAACTTTTACATTTGGATCTAATGTGAGAGTTGGTAAAATAATTCAAGTGAGAGTTGCAAAAAGTCAAAAGCAATCTCGTGATTGGGAAAGAACAATTAATCCAGGAACACCTCTTGGTCTTAGTGAATATAATCATAATGGAAATATTATTACTTTAGTAGGATTTGCTGCTAAAATTAAAGTTATTTATGAAGTAAGAGCAGAAACACAAGCAGAATTTGAAGCTCGAGCTACGCCTGAGCAATTAGCTGCACAACAAAAAATGATAGGTGATTTGACAAGTGCTTTCACTGGTGGTATAGAAACATCAAAGCTTCAAAATTTAATAGGTAATTTTCCAGCCTTAAATAAAGCTGGCCAAACAAGCAATGGTTTTAAATGTCTTACGAGTTCTTCAAGACCAACAAAAGATTTTACAAAAAGGCCAATGATAGCTGAGCTTTTACCGGGTGCAGTTGATGGGTCTGGAGATGTTACATCTACACAAACTGCAGCATTAAGTACATTATTCAAATCAGCAAAAATTACGTCATCACCTAATTTAAATAAAAAAGTTTTTGAGCAACCAAGCTCTAACGCTATGTTAAATGTTTTTAAAAACTTTACTACAGCTCCAGCAGAAACAATTAAAACAGTTGTTAAAGCAACTATGCCTCCTGCTCTTTCTGATAAAGTTTTAGATATAGTAGATGCAACATTAAACGATGCAGACGCTGGCATTTCT